CTCGTATGGTATCATCGATGTGAGGGTTTTGAACCCCTTAGTCGCTCCTGATGCTATTTCGACAACTGTTGATGTCATCATGGAGGTTTTCTGCGCCGAGGACTTCGAGTTTGGTTGTCCAACTCCGATGAATTACCTCCCCATGCTGTACAATCCACAGTGTGGGGTTCCGAGGTTCCGGTCCCAATCTGGTGTAGTGATCTCAGCTACCGCAGAGAAATCTTCTAATTTCATTGACGGGTCCGCCGCTTCAGCGGCGATTCAACCGTCACTCTTTTGTATGGGGGAGAGGATCTTGTCAATTCGCCAACTTGTGAAGAGATTTACAACGCTTTATGTTCCCAGTGTAGCTGGAAGCACGTTTCTTGCGTTGGATCCCACAGCCAATTATATACCGACCGCTGGTTTGACGGACGGGGTGAAGGTATCTGCCACACACAGAGTGGACATGCTCAGCTACTATGCTGCGTGTTTCCGCTTTGTTAGGGGAGGAATTCGCTTTAAAATTATCGATCCTGCAATCACGACTGCTGCGTATGTTAATACGTTCGTTGGTGCTGCGAGCAATGTCTCGCCAGTTTCCTCGTTCAGCGCAAGCAACGTGACGAATGGATTGGATCAACCCGTGGTTGTTGTGCCCTCGCTGACAGGGGGTATTGAGGTAGAAATGCCTTATTACAACGCCACGCATGCCTCGCATGTCCGCCTAGTGAGTGGAATTCCTCTGTCTTCAGAATTGAGGGAGCCCACGGACAATGCGATGTGTCTTCAAGTCGCCCCTGCTCAGACGACTACGACACTGACTCCCTTTTCAACTGCTTTGCGCGTTTATCGCGCTGCTGCAGATGACTATAGTCTGGGATTTTTCATTGGGGTCCCACCACTCACCCTTGGTTCTAACGGATCACCGGTTTGAGTACAACTTACAAAGGCTAGCGCCATTTTACTCGTTTTGAGGCGCGACATGTCAATCTTGTGTCCCTCCCGGGTCTTTGTAGGGGGGCAAAAGTCACGGAGAGGTTAAATCCGGAGAGTATACGGTTCATTGCGATAATGCGATGAAGGTTTGCGAAACAATGCCCTTATGGCGGTTTATGGAACAGATGGAGTCAGCCTGTTCATGATTAAAAGAAGCAACCGATAGTTGGAGGCGCTCATTAGCGCTTTCAACAGTTTTC